GTATCGAGAGTGTCTGACGTATTCACTTCATTGAAAAAATAATTCCCAGATGCATCTCCATCTTTCATCATTTGAGACAAAGCCATTCCTGTCTCTACTATGGAATTGCATATTTTAATCCAGTTAATTATTTTTGTTTTATTCATTGTTCCTGAATGATATCTAAATTCAATTGTCCCTAAATAACATCTTGCGTGTAAATTCAGACCACGATACCTTGCTCCATTATATTTTGACCTTGAAATACTCTCGTAACGATACCAGTCTTCAACAAATTCTTCCTCAGATGACGTTTGCTTTAATTCGTCAAAATCTGTATCTAATTTTTTAGCCCACCTACCATTCTGTCTCGATGGGGGCATCATCTGGAAGATAAATCTTTCAAAATGAGAAACTACCATTGCAATAGCCCTTAAATCTTCCCAATCAGTATCCACTGCGTTTACATGAACGTGCATCCCGCAGCTTTTATTAACATCAGCATTCCAAGTATTGCTCCATTCAATAGCTTCGTCAATAACCCCGATAAGAGCATTCCCATTAGCTGGTATAGAAACAAGTTCTGTGGCATTAAATCCTTGGTCGGACTGAATACTACTATCTGACGTAGAGCGCCAACTATTTGGATTAGAAATAATACCATGCGGTTCTGGATATACACATTCTAATTCTACCCCTATTAGTCGCCTTACATTAAGTTTATTAAAAGTATCAGAAGGTATATGCCTTACATTAACTGATTGTGGGGAATTCTGAATGAATGTAGAAGCATTGTTCACAACGTTGCTATGACATTCGTCACAGTAGCCATCACCGTTATCGTAATGTAATTCTTCTTCAGCCCATTCTTCTCCGCAATCATAACAGAAGCTATAAATTTCACCATAACAATCATAACAGTATGCGTCGCCACCTTCAGAATAATTTACATCATCGCCTTGGACATCTTCTTGACAATTAGAACAGTAACGAAAGAATTCGTCAAAACAGGATTCGCAATAATAATCTGAAGTTGAGCCTGCATATATCTCGTCGCCAGACAGGATTATGTCCGAGCATTCACCGCAGGAATGCACATTATCCTCGCAATCAACACAGACATCATCATACAGGGACGACATTTCATCGCATGGAATAAGAGTGTCACAGGCAAAGCATTCAAGTAAATCTTGATTAGATTTCTCTTTTTCTGTCATTTTAGACTCCAGTGTTTACGGAAACAATAGCAATCATAGAACCTATAACTTTAATCCAGCCAATCTTTTTAAGACTGTCGTAAATTTTATTTTCACTTGAAAGGTCGTATGTATCATTAAAAAATTCTATCTGCTCCTTCAGATATTCCAAATATTCCTTATAAGATTTATCTGATATAAATGGATTTTTTTTAGCCCGTTTATAGAGAGCCTTAAGAACAAAAGACTTGGATTTCTTTTTAACAGGGGCATCAAACCCCAGTAAAATTACCTTTTTCATTTTTTACTCCTTTTCTGTTGTAAATTCATTGTCAAATATGTCAGCACAGTGGACGCACATCGTATAAACGCCTCGTGTAGCTGGGCTTAAATCAAGGATTAAGTCCCCACAGTAAGCGCATTCATTTTCAATTTCAATGCAGTTTTCACATATATCTACACAAAATGCTTCATCAAAATATGTATTCTTTTCAGGATATTCTTGATTACATTGAGAACAAATGACTGTATGGTTTCCATAGAGCGATTCATAATGAATCTTACATCTCCCTGTGTAGTCATGGGCATGGTCTCCGCACACTTCACAGTAATCCTGATACGATGCATCTTCATAGGTCTTATACAAAGCAATAGGCTGAGTATAATCTTGACTTACTGTATGGAACTTCGCTTTTTCGGGATTTGTCGTTTTATTGAACTTCTCTGTATTGTAAGTATAAATCATATCTTTAGGAAAATCAGATATGTTTAACGTCATTCCAGCTTTATTTAAAGCAGAGCGAAGTATTGTATCAGTAGAAGCATAAAACATTATTCTTGCTCTCTTCCAATACGCAATGCTGAGGGGTCTTCCATCTTCTCTCGCTAAATGCAGTATTCTATTATCATCCTTAACCCAACTGACAGCAAAGTCGCCATAAATATCCTCAAAAGCTTTTGTTTTTTCTGTCGTATTAAGTTTACCAAAGATTACCTCAGAATCCACCTCCACAGACTTCCCCATTTCCTTAGCAAGTTTATTGTAGTTGAAGATTATTCCATTATGAGCGCCAGTAACCTGTCCCACGTTAAATGGATGCGCGTTTCGTATGCTCACAGTCCCATGAGTAGCGAATCTTGTATGTCCAATAGCAATCGTTGTGTCTGAGGTAATAGTGGCTGATATTTCTTTCCACTTCTTATTCTTTACGAATTCAGTAGCTGCAATCGCACCCTTATAAGTCTTTCTTGCATCAGGTGTAATTAAAGATAGCCCTGTGCTATCCTTTCCTCTTGTTTGTGATTCAATAGCGAGGTGTTCCAGAACCGCTCTTGCAATAGCAAGTTGCTCGTCATTCTGGCTATTTTGTTTCTTAGCAAAACCAAACAGTCCACACATATCAGTCTCCTTTTCTTTTTTTATTTAGTTAGGGGCAATTCTTTTGCCCGATTCTGAGCTTCTCATTTAAGAATCTCTTTTAAGTATATAAGAACTTGTTTAAGTTTAAGTAACCCAGCACCGCTTAATAATAAAAGCAAACTGGGATGCGATTCGCCGCAAATTCCTGTGAAATGATGTAAGAATTGATGCATAATCTCAGACATAGTATTTCTCTATTCTATATAAAAACGGATAAAAATTTCCATCAGTATAAACAGCCCTATATTTATATCCATGACTGTCTAAGTTATATAAATTCTGTTCATCAACCCTGGGGAACTTATCATATTTCGGTTCTTTGATTAAACCCTCAGAAACTAATCGTCTAAGAGTTTTTCTATTCGTTACAGGTTTCATCTTATTCTCCCATTTATCCTTTGATTCAATTCCAAAGCTGAGTTTTTCCAAAACACTACGTCAGCTCTAAGTTCTATAATCTTTGTTAATAATATCACTATTATCAGAAATAAAATTATACTAAGCATGATTTCTCCTTATAAGTGGGTTATTTTCCTAAGCGTAAGCTCTGAAGCTTCACACTTATATTGTTTATATTGCTCAACAGCTATACTTAAAGCCCTGTCCTCAGAATAAGAACAGATGCCTTTAAGCTGTAAATCAAATTTCTTCAAATTGAAATAATACCTCCTCAGTGGCTTTTCAATCCTGTGGTAATTTACATGCTTTACCATGTTCGTTCATAAGGTCGTAAAGTTCTGGGGTCATACTGTCTTACTTTTTTAAACTGAGGTTCGCCGCTCTTTTTCTGTCTTCGAGCCTTCCTCAGCCTTATAAACTCAATATCATTCACTTTAGCTTCAGCTTGACAATCCAATATCTTATAAAGCTCATTCAGTTCTACTGTCAAAGTGCTGTATAAATCCCTCACTTTCAAAATTTTACCTTCAGCTTGAGCCATTCTATAAGCTATTCCTAAGACACTGTAAACTGACTTCAGTGTTGGCATATCTGTCAAAGTCCCATTATTCATAATGTTCCGACAGTTAATATCAAAACCCTGAGAAGCAGATTCTGATATAATAAACTCAGCTACTTCTAAAGATTTTCTATGCTCAAAGTTATTCATAAATTTACTCCAGTTTGCTGTGGAAAGTAAAGGAATATACGCCTGAGAAATGGTACCCATACAGAGGCATTATTTTTAACTTTTTCATCTATTAAATCCATTCCCTTTTTTGTCTGAACTATAATTTTCCAGCATTTTGTATTTTCATCCTCCTCGACTATTCCGCAAAAAACATCATTAAAGAATAACTCTCCAAAGCGTTGTTTCTTTATTTTTCTTTTGTTTCCCTTAATTGAAAAACCAAACCGTTCTATTTCAAAAAACATATTTTTAAAACTCATTTGACTTTCAGGTAACTTATAATCTATCTTTTTATCTTTAATCATTTTTTTAATCATTTTCATATCCTTAATTTATTCCAGTTATTGTAAATTTACTCCAGTTATTATAAAGGTTACAGGAATACAGGCAACCTGAGTTTTTCTTCAGGTTACCTGCATATTCCTTCAGCTTTACTTGACTTTTTTTACCACCATGTGCGAGCTATACTCTTGCCCGTCAACTGTAAAATTGCCAGCTTCATTAATGGCTTTGAAGTGAACCCTTAGTTCTGGTTTGGCTTGTAAGCAAGTATCTATATTACTTGGCTTTGCTACATTCATAGTCTCAGCCACGGCTTCAATTTGCTCTTTATTCATACCAAGTGCCTTAAATTCTGACAGCTTAGCTTCATATTCCTGGATTGTGAGTTTCTTCATCATTTTACCTCTTTTGTTAGTTAGTAGTATTTCGTCAACTTGACGTGCAAGAATATAGACATACGAATAATAAGCCGCAAGTCTTTTTTTAGATTATATGAAATTAAATTATATTAAACTTATGAAAATATATAGCTTGACTTTATGCTTGGTATGGTGTTAAAGATTTATGTATAATTGAATAGCGGCACATGGTATAACTTTTATTATAGCTATTGAGACTCAATATCAATTAAAGGTATGGTACTTAGGCGGGTTCAGTGGTTCCAATGTCCAGGGTTTCAAATCCTGATTATCAACTAAAATGCTGAAATGGATTTAATCAGCGGGGGGGCGGGGCGGCGGGTAGGTAAGCTCACACACAATCTGCCCCTATTTTTTATAGTTTTACTGTGTAAATATAATACTTGTATTATACAAATATATATATATTATTCTTTATTTTCTCTTGGTTCGTCGTATGTAATTTTATCTTTTTCCCTTGCAATTCTTGTGCTGTGCGGTGGGAGGTTCATTTCTGTTGCGTCGCATATCTCTAGTCTGAATCTATCTTCATATAGTTCTAGCATCATTTTTTTATGCTCAGCTTGTTTTCTTATTCTAAATGCTGTTATTTTATAATCTGGTGATATTTTATTTATAAAAGCATTACCTCCGAGGAGGTATTTTATTGTATTATCGAAGTTTCTTTCTATTATTATATACATTTCTCAACCTTTTTCTGTTTTTATTAGATTTTGTGCCTGTTTTTCAATTTTGATGATTATTATATTATTTTTCATAGTAGAAATTACGAATTTATATGGTAAGTATCCAAGCTTTATTTTAAATTAGTTAATTATAGGTATGTAGTATTATATAGATATGGTTATTTTTAGCGATATTTGATATACTGACCGCATTTTCTTATTAGGTTGGCATATATAGTAAGGTTTAGTATTTTAAGGGCTATTTTAGAGGGATTTAAGACATTTTTCATTTCCAAAGAAAGAAAGAAAGAACCAAAGAAAGAAAGAATAGAGATAAATAAATATATAGTTATATAAGTAAATAAATAGACTTTGGGCAACTACCGCCCTGTAAGTTACAACATAAAAGGGTAGGTATCCAACAACTTTCTTTCAATATTTAAAAATAATTTATTTTTGTTGGATGGTATAGGGTTTTGTTTGTAATATACAGTATGGAAAAAGCATCAAATATAGCAAAGACGTATTGCGCTAATTGGAACAACGGTAAGTGTTTGGGAGTTATGATTAAGCATAAAGGCAAAAAACTCTACCAATGGGTGGACTCTGACTTAGCTATGAAAAATTGTATTGAGGATAAGTGTGAATATTTTCAAAACATAGTGCTTAAGTCTATAAATAATGAAAAAACAACAAAAAGGAGATAAGGTGAGACTTGATATAGGTGGGCATAAATACACAATTATAGAGAATGATAAATTGGAGCATGATGGGAAGATGCTTCTTGGAATGCATGATGCTCGTAATTGCGAGATTAGACTTGATAAGAATTTAATCCATAGCCGTAAGATGGAGACATTGATACACGAAATAGTTCATGTGGTGCTTACGAATGCTGGGCATGAGCATAACGAAGATTGGATTGATGGAGTAGCGAATGGATTACATCAAATTGGCGTTGGAGAGTATATATGGAAGCAATTAAAAAAATAATGAAGAATATGGCGATGACTATTATGTATGCGTTTGAAGCTATATGGCTTTCTATAGCCTTATGGGTATTGACACGCAATGGAAAGTAGGACTATTAAAAAGATTACTCATAATATCTATAACGATATAGAGGAATTTAAGAGAGACCACCCTGATGTGGGTATTATAGACGATTGGCGTGTTGGAGCTGAGGGGGATTGGGTAAAGACCGACGATGGTCGTGTATGCCAAGTTTTAAAGCGGAAGCATATGAATACAAAAAGCAAACTCGTGAAGAAGGGCGAGTATATTAGGACTATTGTAGGAAGCTTTGTATGTTCCTCTAAATATAAAATGGAAGGGAAGATGCGCCTTAATATGTATTCTTTTGGCGTTAGCGACAAGTCTTGGTGGGACATTCAACATGACCGAGTAAACCCCACTAAGAAGGAATTTCTATTTGCTAAGTATATTGCAAAAGGGGAGGATATAGCTACTGCGTTTATGCACGCTTTCCCAACTAACCAAAAAGATTACGCAGAAAGACAAGGAAGCACATTAATTAAACAAGAAAGGATAATAAGCTTGATAAGAGAAGAGATTGATAAAATAATGCATAAGGCAGAAATAACACCTCTTTATCTCCTCAATAAGATGAAGGATATTGTAGAGGATACGAGTGCTAAAGATAGCGACAAGGTCTCAGTGTTAAAGGAGCTTGTTACTATTGCTGGTATGAAAGACACTGAGAAGAGGTCTGAGTCCGTAACAGTATTTCAAGGATTCTCGCAAGACCAATTAACCGCTATTGGAGGCGGAAAAACTAAAAAATTAGCCGAAGGGTATAGGGAGAAAGAAGTTTGATAATAGATAAATTAGCCGTATATGGAACATTAAGGAATGGGAGTCGAGACATAGGGCTTGTAAATGGTTTTAAATTAGCGTATCCAGGGCATAAGAACTTTCCTGTGGCTATCCCATCAAAAGACGCAAAGAAGCTTGTTGTTGAGGTAATAGATGTTGATATTGCTGATTTAGTTGGATATGATAGATATGAGGGGGTGGACTCTGGGTTGTATGAAAGACGGCAAGTAAAGGTAGATATTAATGGCGAAGATATTGACGCATGGATGTATTCTATTGGTACATTAATGTATAACGATGTAGGGGTATTTGAAGAAATTGAGGGTAAAGATTGGCTGAATCGTTTAACATAAACAAAAATAATATAAATGAGAAGGAGCGAGTCTTAGAGATAGCTCGTAGAGATATTGTTTCATTTGGGCAACTTTTTATGCCTGAAGATTTTATGAAGTCTTCTCCAGCTCCATATCATTACGAATTAAGTAATCTTCTTCTTGACGGCAATAAGAAGCGAAATTGTATTATTCTCCCTCGGGGTCATTCTAAAAGCACGCTAGCTAAGGCTGCTCTTATGTATAAACTTTATTTTAATCCCGAGGGGAAACGTGAGTTTATTGCGTGGGTAGCTGAGGAGCAATCTCAAGCTATTGACCATATTAAGTATATACAAAACCATATTGATATGAACCCAGCTCTTAATTATTATTTTGGCGACTTACGTGGGAATAAATGGACAGAGAAGGAGTTTACTACCAGTAAAGGAGATAGGATTATAGCTAAAGGGACATCACAGAGACTTCGCGGTAGGTCTCAATTGGGACTTCGATATACAAATATTATCCTTGATGATTTTGAGTCTGAATTAAATACAAAAACGCCCCAAAGGCGTAACGAGATTAAAGAATGGGTAATGTCTACGGTTGAGCCTGCTCTTGAAAATTCTGCTGGCAATGAGGGGTCTATATGGCTTATTGGAACTATTGTTCATTTCGACTCGTTTTTACAAGGCATATACGATGGGTGGCAAGAGGCTAAAAGAGATAAACGAGGATACGCTTGGGATGTTTTATATCGCAAGGCAATTGACGGAGATAATATTCTCTGGCCAGATTACTTTTCTAGAGAGAAGCTTCTAATTATTAGACAGCGCTTTGAGGATGTAGGATTAGTCCATAAATTTGCGCAAGAATATCTGAATGAAGCGAGAGATTTACAAAATGCTAAGTTTAAAATTGATAGACTTGAATATTACGACCATGAGTTTATGTCTAAGGATGACTTTACGTATATAGCTAATAATAAGGAAGTGATTCCTATTAATGTATACCTTGGGGTTGACCTTGCTTATGAAGCGACTGCTAGGAGCGATTTTCAAATTATTATGGTTATAGGGATTGATAGCGATAGAAATATTTATGTATTAGACTATTTTAGAGAGCATATTCCTTTATATGATATGCCTAATGAAATTATGGACTATGCGAAACAATATGCCCCAATTAAAAGAGCTAATGTAGAACATGTAGGGGCTCAGGGTATCATAAAAGATGCGGTTAATAAATTATCATCTACCGATAAGCGAGTAATGCCTGGGATTGCTATGGGGGTAAGACCGCCAGCTGGTATTAAAAAAGAAGATAGGCTTGAATCGTTACTCGCCCCCTTAGTTAATAGAGGAAAGCTTTTTATTAAAAGAAAACATCAGCACTTAGTTGATGAAATGTTTCAATTCCCGAAAGGAAAGCATGACGATTTATTAGACGGACTTTGGTATGCGGTTACGAAGGCAAGGTCTCCTGTTAGTAAAAAATTTGATGCAAGTGAGTTTAAAGTAAAGTCAGAAAAGATAGCTAAGAAAAAGATTAAAAAACGTATGATTTCGTGGATTACTGGGCAAAAAGTAAAATAAATGAAAATAATTGTTGCAAAAACGCTAATTTACCCCTATATTATATATAGGGATTTTTAAACAAAGGGGTAGTATATCGCAAGTATCAAAGATTTAGAACTTGAGGAAAACACCACTCATTCTGACGTAAATGACCAATTGTGGCGGTCATGGAGAGATAGTAGGACGGCTTGGGATGTAGAGGCTCGAGAAGCAATAGACTTTTTTCTTGGAAATCACTATACTCAAGACGAGTCAAACGCATTGCGTGCCGTCGGGCAAGCTGATTTTATTATAGACCGTGTATATGCTGCGGTTGAAAAGTTAAAATCATTACTCACTTCTCGCTCTCCTAAGTTTAGCGCTATAGGAAGAGAAGATTCCGACAATCGACTCGCCTCAGTTTGGCGCACCATATTAGAGTATATATGGGATATATCTGATGGTGATACGCAATTTAAACATACCATCCATGACTACGCTACCTCGGGGCTTGGTTATTTCTATGCCTATATAGACCCAGAAGCTGACTACGGCAGAGGTGAGGTTAAATTTACTTATATAGACCCATTTAGAGTATATGTAGACCCATCCACAAGAGATAGATATTTTGGCGATGCATCGGGAATGATACTCTCCACTATTCTTACTCAAGACCAATTGATTAACCTATACCCACAATTAGAAGAGCATTTAGAGAATATTGACACTTATGCTAATGAAGACGATTATCCTAATTCTTCTAAAAGAAATTCATCTATTACATTCACACCAGATGTCGTTAGCGGTAATCGCGCACTTGATATTGACCGCTATAGGGTATTGGAAAGATTTACTAAAGTTAAAGTTCCGTTTTATCGCTTATATAATAAAGAGAATGGAGAGGAAACTGTTCTTGATGAGAAAGATTATAGCCTTTTTATCGAAAAGAATGGACTTGCAATTGAGGCTGGGCTTATTGATGTTATAGAAGTCAAGCAGACAAGAATTAAGGTATCTGCTACTATAGGAAATGTATTATTATATGAAAATATTTTAAATACAGATATATACCCTATTATCCCCGTCCCTAATATATGGACAAATACACCTTACCCTAAATCGGATATAAGTAAGGTAAAGGATTCGCAAAGATTATTAAATAAGTTATTTTCATTGACCCTTTCACACGCACAAGCTTCCGCTGGTTTAAAACTTTTAGTCCCAGAAGGAAGCGTAGATGATTTGGGGCAGCTGGAGCAGGATTGGGCAAATCCCAATGCGGTTATCTCCTACAATCCTGAATTCGGAACCCCACATTTTCCTGCCCCACAATCATTGGCTGGTGAATTCTATGCACTTATTGATAGGGTAGAGCATTATATAGATTTAAGTTTCGGTGTCCCCGAACTGATGCAAGGTTTTAAGGATGGGGCGCATAGCACGGTTCGTGGAACTTCTATGCTAGCTGAAATGGGAGAGACTCGTGGAAAAGCAAAACTTAGAGATATTGAGGGGAGTCTTAATAGACTTGGTCGTGTAATCTATAACTTAGCAAAGGGGCATTATAGCTTCCAAAAGACTTTTAGAATCGTGCAGGCAAATAATGATTTAACCGAATTTACGGTTAATCAATTGTATGAGGATAAATCAAAAGATATTGCATCTATCCATAATGATATTACGATAGGACAATATGATTTAAAAATTATATCAGGCTCAACGCTTCCATCCAATAGGGTGGCTGAATACAATATGTATTTAGAGGCGTATAAATTAGGCTTGGTAGATGATGTCGAGGTTTTAAAGAAAACTGAAATCTTTGACAAAGAAGGCGTTCTAAAACGTAAAGGCGCAATGATGCAAGCGCAAGGACAAATACAACAATTGCAGGAGAAAATCAAAGAGCTTACTGGAGACTTACAAACAGCACAAAGAGAAAATGTGCACTCAAAGAAGCAGGTAGAAGCTCAAAAATTCAAATCGCAATTAAAAGAAGTTCTTACGGATGCAAAATACAAGCAAAAGTCTAATATTGATAGACTTTCAAGTATAGTCGATGCGCAAGAAGTTGAAGAACGTAAAGAGTAGGAACATTGGTTGGCGGTTCTGCTTGGAGTTTAAAGACATCTGAAAGGGTGATGCTAATAACTAAACAAAGAGAAATCGAGGAAAATAATGGAAGAAAATAGAGAAGAAGTTATTGAAGGTATAGAGGGCGTTGTTTTAGACGAAGGTGTTGAGGTAAGTAACTTAGAGGCGACTGAACAAGAGTCGGAAATTGATTACGAGACTGAGACCAAGAAGTTTCAATCTATGTATGATAAAAGAAATTCTGAGTATGAAAAACTTAATACAGAGGCGCAAGAATTACGCAAATACGAGCAACTAGGGAAAATCTTAGAAGAAAGACCTGATGTTGTTGAAGCTATGAAAAATACACTATCGAACAATAACTCAAACAGTCCCAAGGAGAAATTGGATGCAGATTCATTTGACCCATGGGATGCCTACTATAAACCAGATTCTCCCTCATATCAAATGAGAGTGAGTCAAGAAAGAGCTGTTGCAAATGAGATTGTCCAAGAGCAACTGGGCGGTATGCAACAAGCTATGGCATTAAATAGCTTGAAGAGTGAGTTGTCTTCAAAGTTTGGAATGGAAGATAATGCGCAGGTTGAACAATTTATTCAATTTGCGACTAATCCAAAAGAGGATGTCCCATTGGATGTATTGGTAGATGTATTTAGACAGCGTAATGGCATGTCTCAAAAGGATACTTCGCCCAATATAGAAGCTGTTAAGAGAGCACAACAAGTGCCTCAAACGGCTGGTATAGTCCAAGGTGGAGAGCCTAAAAAACCAAATGAAGTAGATGACGTATGGAATCAAGTTATGAATGCTGGGAGTAGAAGTAACATACTATAACTATTAAGGAAAAATAATGGCTAATTATAATAGTGGAACAGTAAACGTAGGAACTCCTGGTTCTCAGACAGCATTAAGTTTATCTAATGCGTCTCGTAGGTTGTATGATTTCAGCGACAGAGTCGCTGACCTTGCACCCGATGAATCTCCGTTTTTCGTTTATTTGTCCAAAGTAGCAAAAGTCCCTACATCTGACCCTTACTTCAGATTTTTAGAGGATAGAACAAAAATAGCAATTACAGACCGTTCGTTTACGGTCTCCACAGATGCTACAGCAACAGCTGTTGGTGGCACAGAGACATGGACAATTTCATCGTCTCCATGGGTAATTGCAGGAATGGTTGCAATGGCAGCTTCAAATGATTCAGATGGAGCACCAAATCATCCAACTTTCAAAATCACATCTGTGACCAATGCGACGACTATCGTCATTGAGTGGTTGACAGAACCTAGTGCTTCTGATTTAGATGGCTCGACAACGGCGTTTACGTGTCAAGTAATCGGGACTTCTTTTCAAGAGGGAACTGGTGCACCTGACGTATGGTCTCAAGAACTTGACCACGGGTTTGGATATACACAAATCTTTAAAACGGCTTGTGAACTATCTAATACTGCTCGTGCGACTGTTTATCGAGGGTATGCTGACGAATGGCAACGTATTTGGAACCTAAAGCTTCGTGAACACAAGGTTGACATTGAAAGAGCTATGCTCTTTGGTCAAGCTTCAAGCGCAGATGGGATTCAAAATACAGCTGGTATCGTTGGTAGTATTCTAGCTAATTCAACCCCCGTAGTTGCTGATGGCACTGCGTTAGCGTATTCAGAAGATGCAGCTTACTATCGCTCGGTTGATTCAATGACATATGATATGTTCTTGAAAGACCTTGAGGTGGTATTTGACCCAGCTCGCGGCGGAAGCTCAAGTAAATTAGCATTAGCTAGTTTACCTGTAATCACTATGTTTAATAAACTTGGTGATGGCGCATTTATTGATGCTTCACTTGGGCACTCAGCTAACCCATATGCATATAACTTCGATAGTAAAGAAGGTGCATTCGGGCATAAGGTTATGAAGATTGATACCGTCCATGGAGACATTTCACTTGTGAAAGAACCTCTATTCCGCGGTATTGCTTCAAAATACCTCGCTTTAGTCGACTTAGACCAAGTGGCTTATCGTCCATTGATAGGTAATGGCGTAAATCGTGATACTCATATTACGACTAACGTTCAATCTCCAGACGTTGATTCACGTAAGGATATGATTCTTACTGAAGCTGGTCTTGAGGTCTCATTACCAGAGACTCATGCTTTATTTAATATAGAGCAAGCATAATCCTATAAAGGATTAACAGTGTAGAACTGTGGGGGTGGTCGTATAAAGGGCTACCCCCGAAATCTAAAAAATTATTATGAATAAATGTATTAAATGTAAAACACCTAATCCAGAACAATGGTTTTATTGTAAAACTTGTGGAGAGAAAACAGCTATGAATAATTATACTTCAAATTTATGGATGCGTGGAGACCTATCGTCTAGAACTGATGTAGAATTTTCATCTATGGATATGAATTCTCATGTAGACCAACTTGTAAGCGAGAGAGAGACTAAGGGTAGAAAGTTTTGGCAAGACGTTTCAAGTAAGGCGACAAATTAATGGCTTTCGATGCTCAAATTCAAGATTTAGTGGGAACTTTCACAGACCAAACAGCAATGGATACATGGATGGCTGATGGCGCTAAAGAGATTATAAATATACTCCCAAGCGATAAACTTGAATTATGTGCTTCCGAGCAAACATTCACGTCTGGCACGCCTTCTACTCTAAATACTTCAAAGATTTTATTTGTCACCCGTAGCGATGGGACAATAGACCAACCATGTAGAGAAATACCTGCGAGATTAAGCGGTAGGGCTAGTGATGCCGATGATATGGATTATGCCACAGATACAGACCCAGTATTTTTTATAAAAAATAATTCAATTGACGTTCTTCCTTCGTCGGGTTCATGCGAATATTCAGAGGTTCAATTCCCAAGTATTGATGCTAGTGCTGTCTCGTCTATTGCATTATTTCCAGATGAAGCAGAATATTTAGTGGTTTTATATGCATCTATAAAAGCATTACAGCAAAAGATGAATGATAAAAATGGGAATACTGATATCTCTACTGCATTAACAGCTATAAATGAAGAATTAGATAAGGTTGATGAAATATGCGATTTAGCTAATGATGAATTTGATGAAGTAGCTACTCAAGTAGCTGGCAGTGTAGACTCACCAATTAAAAAAGCTCGTGATTCAACTGTTACAGCATTAAGTATAAATGATTTATCTATCGCTGCAGTCCCTCCAGATGTTCCAACAATATTAGCTTCTACGGTAAATTTTAGTACTACAGCTCCATCATATACATCACCAACTACAACGATTAGCGGTACTGCATGGGCGACTGCTTATCCTGATGAATACACTGCTATAAATATAGCACTTAGTGCTATTACAACAGAAGTTGGATTAGCAAAAATAGAAGTAAGTGAAATAGCAACTCAAACTGATAATTCATCTTCTTTTAGTACTGCTTTATCCGCTATGGTAACTGAACTTGATAAGGTTGATAGTGTTATTGTAGAGGCTAGTGCAGAATTTGATGAAGCTAAAAATTTATCTGGAGCTTATAATAGTGGTGTATTGAAAACTGCTTTAGACGCTTTAAAAGCCTCTGTTTTAAATGCTGAGGATGAGATAGAAGATGCTAATAAGATGGTCGCCAATATTGTATTGGGTGTTGCAGAGATTACTGAATCGGCTGTAGATACAGATACTTCATCTTCTGAAATAAAGACAGCTGCCGATGCTATAACTACGGCTTTGGGAAAATTTAGAGAAGACGCTAGTGACCCTGCGTTATTTGGAGATGAATCACAATATGAGACTGGCGTTGGAATGACTCATGTTAAAAATGCATTAGAGAATGCACAGAAGTTGATTGATGAAAATTTACCAGCTGCTAGTTATGATGTATTTGATTTATTACAATCCGAAGATATTGAATTAGTGACAGCGACTCTTCAAACGGCTCAAACAGAAATACAAAGGGCTCAGACTCATATTTCCGAATGGAATACAGTCGTACAATCACTTTCCGCTGAGGCTCAAGGTTTTGCAAATGAAGTTAAGGCTAGGGGAGCTTGGACATCTGCAAAAGCTCAAGTTTGGAATGGATACTTTGCGTCGGCACAGGCTTATGCTCAGGCATCACAAGCTTATTTATCTTCGGCTAATGGATATGCTAATGAGATACAGTCTAATATAGTTACAATGAAAGCTTTTATTAATACTGGTAATGCATACTTACAAGAGGCACAGGGTTATATATCACAAGCTAACGGATACGCTCAAGAGGTAAATGCAAGGGGTGGATTTACTGATGCTAAGTATAAAGCAGTTAGTGGATATTTAGAAACGTCTAAAGGTTATTCAAATGAAGTAAAATCTCTTCTTTCGCAAACAACTATGAAAGTCGCAGAGTATCAAGCTAAGTTGCAAGATGCTTTAAATGAATTTAATGATGACAGCACTGAATATAAAGCTCAATTGCAAATTTCAATACAAAATGCCCAATTAGAAGATTCGGAAGAGGGCAAAAAACTTCAAAAGTATTCTAGTGAGCTCCAGCAATATCAAGCTGAGGTAGACGCTGAGGTTAAAGAATATCAACAAAATTTAAACCAACAAATTGCGGAACTTGATTCTTCTATTAAAATTCAGGGCGCATATTTAAAAGAAGCTCAATCTGGGGTAGCGGCTGGTAACGCATACTTACAAGAGGCTCAATCTAGGATAGCGCAAGCAGGGGGATATGCACAAGAAGTATCAGCTAGATTAGGGGTGGATTCAAAGGAGTATGAATGGTATCAATCTCAGCAATTGAAATTACAACAGGATTATGATAAAGGACTAAAGCTTTTGATAGGGGTTTCATCTAATGGCTAATGAAATCATTACATATTCTAATGGATGTTCTCCGCAAGAATTAGAGGCTACTGGAGTTAGATGGTATAGAGATAGCGATATTGGTAAAAAGTTATCTGGTAAGGCTAATATAGCTATGGGGAGTGGTTCTTTAGTTTATGTAGCGTCTAAACTAATTACAAGTAATGAATCTGTATTAAGCGCAAAAGATTTTATATTTGTAAGGAATATTAGCGGGAGTGATGTAAAAGTATCTTTCGATAATGGAGCTAATTTTTTAATTGCTCTTTCAAGTGGAGAATCTTTTGCATCTGAGTTAGATTCATCGGTTGCGAATGTGATTATAGGCACCGACGGAACAAGTGAAATCGAATATCTCAGCGGAACATAATGGCTCAAGATAGAAGAATAACAATGCATACAAGCGTTTTAGCGACTGAACAATCAGTATACCCATCTGTCCCTGGGGCTTTAGAAGAATATGATATTGGGCGTGCTTCTTATAATAAAAATGTTATTAAAAGCTCCATAGGGAGACTTGGGGGAAATAGTTTATTAACCGACATAAGTGCATCGCAATGGGGCGATGGATGGTCATCATCGGGAGCTTCTTTTGATTTAGAATGGGAAGATATAGATGGTGTATGGAATCTTATGGGCGCTTGGGAAAACGAAAGCGGGAGTATAAGTATTACTACTACTGCGTATCAACTTTTATCTAATGGAAGTGATTTGCAATTTTGTTATATTAAGAACTTGGGAAGCGAAGGCATCAAGATATCTTTAGATGGTAATTTAACTTATCCTCTTCAAATCTCAAGCGGAGCAAGCACTATGTTTCGAGGATATAGCGTTAATTTAAAATTAAATGAAGTTTATGTCAAGACGGCTAGCGGAACTTCTGAGATAGAATATTTAATAGGGTCATAAGGAATAATAATGGCAGTTCATTCAATTACAGTTAAGAAATTAATAAGTAGAGTAAGGCAAGTATTCCCAGGTGTCCAAGAGTCGTATATGATGAATCTCATTAATGATTCTTTAGTAGAGTTGGGGATGTATAATAATAAAATAGTTAGCGCTAAGCTAACCGCTACTGCCGACCAAATGTGGTATGATTTAAGCGATGGGAGCGTAGATTCATCTTCTAACAAATTAGAATTAAATAAGGTATCAAGTGTATATATTATGGATAATGACGGAGATTATATTAAAATACCAAGACTTTTAAATAAAGATTCATTAATGACTGACGTGACAAGTGAGTTAAACTTAGAGGTTCCAGACTAATATGGCATCTAATATAAAATATCCAGAAAACGCTTGCATGTGGTATGTTGAGGGTAGTAACTTAGCTATAATAACTAACGTAGATAGTGATGGAGACACAGTATCGTCAGAAAGAAAAGCGTGGAAAGCAATAAGAGAAACTGTGACTGATGGTATCTTACTTAAATATCAAGCAGAGCCAAACAAGGTATCCGCATTAAGTGATTCATTAGATATAGATAATACGCTTCAATTGGCAATAGTAGATTATGTTAAAATGAAATTATATGAAGATAAAGCTGGAAATTCAGTAAAGCCTGAGAGTCATCAAATGGCTTTACAAATGGCAAATTCGCATAGAAAGAATTATGAAAAGATTTCTCGTAAATACGGAATGCGTAAACGAGATAAAGTTGGCGGGACAAGAGCTGTTTCTCCAGTTGATTTAAGATAACAAAAAAATGCCCATGAGATATGCTACGCTCGGTAAGGCATTAAAGAAAGGAAAACAAGATGGCGAAACTACAAAAATACGCAGTTAAAGAATCTTTAAACCAAATGATTTATAATTATGCGGTAAGTGTAACCCCTAACGATAGCGCAGATGTTAGTGGAGCGCCCTACACAGCTTTATATGTAGGCGTAGGTGGAGATATTGCTTTAGACCTCAATGAAGAAGGGGAAGCAATTGTATTTAAAAACTTAGCAAGTGGACAATTATTACCAGTGGTTTTCGATAGAGTAGATAGCACAAGCACTACAGCTACTGATTTAGTTGCATTGAAATAGTGCTTACTGTATTTAAAACGGTATTTGCTTCTGTAGCTCAAACTATCTTAGATGTAGGATGGGGTGGAGTTGAAGGCGTAATGCTTAAATGGGAACATACCACATCAAAGTGGGAAGATTTAACAGGATAATATGAATACAACCATGTCAAACAAGTTTCGGGCGGTAAGTTGTATTATTAACACAAGGAAACTATAAGGGAAAATATTATGGCAACATTAACAGGTAAAACAATTGCATCAACGTATAAAGATTTATTACAAGTAAGTAATTCAAATTCTGGGATTGATGGGACTAAAAGAGCAGTATCCGATGGAGAGGCTACGGAATCACCATTAGAACTAAGCTCTTCAGCGGTAAACATATCAAGTGGATTTGAACTTGGTGGGTCGGCAGTAACAGCTTCCGCAACAGAACTAAACGTAATGGATGGCAGTGAGACAGCACAAGCCACTGTTACATTGGCAGGGACTGATGGCGTTGTAATATCAGATGACGGTACAATGAAACAGGCTTTGGTATCAGATTTTGAAGTTTATATGGAAGCCAATCTTGATACATTTGGAGCCACAACTGTTGATTCTTTAAGTGTCTCTGATGGTAATATAACAAATGTGGGAGATATATCTTTAGATAGTATTTCTTCTGATGCAGGGACTTCAATTAATGTGGTGCTTGGCTCTGATGTTGGTGATGATTTCATTGTAGATGGCACTACTTTAGTCGTTGAAGGAGACACAAATCGGGTCGGAATTGGGACTGATAGTCCTGATAAATTATTAGATATAGATGGTGTGGCTGTTATAGGAAACGCACCTTCTACTTCAGCAGATGTTCCATTAGAATTAAAAGGAATGGGAGTTAGTGATGGTACAAATCCATACGGTAATTATGGTGGTATATTATTTAGTGCTGATGGAAATTATACAGGTTCAGCACATAAATTTTTAATAACAAACGCATTAAATGCAAATAAATTCGCAATAATAAGAAGTTCAAATGCAACTACAGACCCAACACTTGGAACTGCTGGTGCAATTACATCGGGAACAGCAGATTTTGTAATTGATACTGACGGCAACGTCGGAATTGGAACTGATAGTCCTGATAATAAATTGCATATATATGAAGAATCGTCTATCGGCTCACATAATTTTACTAACTACCCTCTTAAAATAGAAAGCAAAGATACCTCTGGCGACTTCTGGGATAATCAAGGAGCAGGAATTAAATTTGAAAACACTGCATCATCTGGGGCGTTTATTTCTGCAGAAATCGTAGGGGAAACGTCTGGGGCAGATGGGACTAAGGGCGAATTAGTTTTTAAAACTTCAACGGCATCAACACCAACAGAACGCCTCCGCATCGACTCAGCAGGCAGAGTAGGTATTGGGACAACAGCTCCTCAAGATTTATTACAAGTAGGTGCTCACACATCTGGAGCTCCAACTGGCGAAGATGCCAGTGCTATATTTTTACAAGGAATTGGTTTTTTTAATTCTGATTTAGATACATCTCCTTATCAATCAAGAATTGCCATTGATACTGGAACTACCTATATTCAATCAAATGAATATTATGATGGCGGTTGGCAGATTTTTGATTCTGCCAGAGCACCTTCACGAATAGCTCTTAGTAGTGCTGATGCAGATAGCAAGATTATGTTCTATACAAAAGCTGCTAATTCAGGCGGACCAACAGAACGCCTCCGTATAGATTCATCAGGTACATTGCGCACAACAAGTAGTGATGGAACAGCCCCAACAATAGGAACAGGTTGTGTTTCTATATGGGGTAGGACAAATAGTTCGTCTACTGGTGTTTTAAGAGTATATAAATCAGGCGATGATGGTCAAGTTGTTGATTTTTATCGCACTGGAAATACTTTTGTAGGTAGTATCTCAGTTACTAGTTCATCTACAGCCTACAACACATCATCCGATTACAGACTAAAAGAGAACGATGTCCTTATTTCGGATGGATTAGACAGACTTAATCAACTAAGACCAATTAGGTTTAATTTTAAATCAGATGTGAACAAAACGGTTGATGGTTTCTTTGCACACGAAGCGGGTGAAGTAGTTCCAGAATGTGTTACAGGCACTAAAGATGCGATGATGGATAAAGAAGTATCTCCTTCAATTCAAGCAGTAGAAGCGGTAATAGGTCAAAGTGAGATTGCTTGGACGGATAAGCCTTCCGAAGAAAATACCAAAGATGAAATCAAAGCGTGGATGGATACCAATTCACTTTCTTACAATTCTGGTGATACAAAATCAGACCTAATTAATAAGATTCCAGAATTTCAACAAGAGTTTATTCAATCGGTTGAAGCAGTAGAAGCTGTTGAGGCGGTATATGAATCTGTG